AACGAGCGAGCTGAACTGCTTGCCCGTTTGGAGTTGCTAACACAACTATGAATATCGAACAACTACAAGCAAAGCGTGAAGGTTTTCTCGCTTCCGCTCGTGAACTCGCAGCTGGTGATGGAGACCTTGCACAAGTCAAGTCCTTGATGGCTGAGGCAAAGAACATCGAAGAGCGCATTGAGACCATCAAGTCCCTCGGCGTTACCGCTCCTGTTGCTTCCGCTCCTGTAGAAGACAAGCCATGGAAGTCCGGTGGCGTATCAAAGCGCATCACCGACCTTCTCCCCGGTGACACCGCTGAAGAGCGCAACTACAAGGCATACGATTGGGGTCAGTGGGCTCGCTCCATCATGGGCAACCGTAAGGCTACCGACTGGGTCAAGAACCACATCAAGGCTAACGAAGGCACAGACAGTGCTGGTGGCTTTACAGTTCCAGATCCACTGTCCAGCGACCTTATCTACCTTCGTGAACAGTTTGGTATTGCACGTCAGAACTGCCGCATCTACCCGATGTCCAGCGATACGCTCCGTGTACCAAACGCTACTGCATCCACGACTGTCTACTATCCGGGTGAGAATACGGCAATCACTTTGTCCGATATGACCTTTGCACAGGTTAGCTTGACAGCAAAGAAGGCAGCCGTTCTTACGCAGGTTTCCAAGGAACTCGCAGAAGACAGCATCATTGACTTTGGTGCATCCCTTGCCCGTGACATGGCTTTCGTCCTTGCTAAGGAAGAAGACCGCGTTGTTTTCAATAACGCTACAGATGCCACCACATCCATTGATGGTTGTCTCTGGGCTGTCTACAATGCGAACGCTACCAAGGCTAACATCGCATCCCTCGTGCAGTTCACTACTGGTCAGACAATCACGTATGCTCCAACGCTTACCAACCTGTCTGCAATGGTAGGACGGTTGCCAACCTACGCAGCTAACGCCAAGTGGTATATGCACAAGGAGATTTGGTACAACGCCATCGCTCCTCTGCTCAACGCACTCAGCGGAAACGCTATCCTTGACCTTCAGCAGGCATTCGGCGCACAGCCTAAGCTCTTTGGTTACGATGTTGTTTTTGTGCAGAATATGCAGAAAACACTCGCAGCATCCACGCCTTACATCCTGCTAGGTGACCTCTCGGTCGGTACTGCATTCGGTGACCGCCGCTCCGTTACCATCGAGGTTTCGGATCAGCAGTACTTCAAGGAAGACGCTCTTGCATTCAAGGCAACCGAGCGTTACGCCTTCTCCGCATTTGACATCGGTAACGTATCCGGTACGGCTTCTGCCCGTGTACCTGGTTCGCTCATCGTTGGTGCTTCCTCCGCTACGTAATCTCGTAGTCGCTTCAATCAAGACCTCCGGCAGACGTGCTGGGGGTCTTTTGTTTTGTCTGCGTAGAAATGCCGTGTGGGATACTAACCGCATGATGACCAGAGCCGAGGCAATCGCACAAGTATCACTATTTGTGGCTGCTCAAAGTTACCCGCAGATGTCTACTACCGACATCGGCTCTATCCTCGATTCGTTCTCACGGTTCACGACATGGACGGCAAGTACTGCCTATGCTGTTGGTGACCGTGTAGTGCCTACAACGCCTAACGGTAGGGTCTACGAGTGCCGTACAGCAGGCACAACCGCAACCACTGAACCTGAGTTCCCTGAGTATCCCGGCGCACAATACAAAGGCTGGTCAGTACTTGATGGCACGTCAGACCCTGTCCTAATGTGGGTTGACCAAGGGCCGATCAATGTGGAACGCTACGATGTCAGGACAGCAACCCGGCAAGCATGGCTTATCAAAGCATCCAGAGTAGCGGCAGACATCGATGCTAAGGAAGGCAACAGCGATGTCAAGCTTTCCCAACTGATGCAACACTGCCTAACCATGGCTGAGAAATACCGACCGGTGGCTTTCGCATGAGTCCTATCCTGCGCCAGACCATACAGGCAGGCATGGTTAGAAACTTGTGCCAAGACCGTGTAGAGGTACACCGCTTCACCTTGACCGAAGATGGTCGCGGCGGTGCTACTGAGACATGGCGTAAGGTTGCCGAATACCCTGCACGGGTTACTAACCAGTCAGACACAGAATCTATTGTTGGTGGAGCGATAGCATCATCAGCGCAATGGACGCTTATAGTGGCCGTTGCAGCTGATGTTATGCCTCAAGACCGTGTGTATCTTGTTGGTGATGATTCTAGGTATTGGGATGTCATCGGAACAGACTTTGGGCAGACCGAACTTTTAGTACAGCACTGTGGACTAGTGGAGCGGGTGGCATAATGGGCGCATCAGAATGGACAACCATAGGTTTAGCGGCAGTGACCGGCATCATCAGCCTGCTTGCCTACATCATCAAGTTCCTGCATCGCATGGACAAACGGGGAGCCGTTGACACCGCCAAGATTGAAGACCACGGGGTTCGTATTGGTAGGCTTGAAACTGCAACAGGTGAAATGCGTACAAGCATCACCAAACTGGAGGCGAAACGATGAATAGTATAAGTTTCGGTCGGTTGGCGGTCGTTGTCTTGATCGCATTCGTGGCTTCATTCTCTACGGTATTCGGCGATGGTGTTCGCACAGCTGAAGCACACGACATCTCCGAGCTTGGCGCAGTGATGGCACTGTACGGCTCGAAGGCTGTTGCGGCTGGTTTCACTGCTGCGATGAGTGCTGCGCTTGGCTTCCTCACGATGCCGTTCAAGGGTACGGGAATCAATGCGCTGAAGGTGGGCAAATGAACCTGCAAAACTTTAGGATTGAAAAGGAACCTGCACCGTCTACCGACTGGCGTGTCTTTGGTGACATCGAGGATGACAACGGGAACATCTTGGGTACGTTTGGTGTTGATGGTACGTCTGTCAATGTTTGGTGGGTAATGCAAGATGAGCAGTTTCAGTACGGCATCGTGCAACAGTTCGCAGTGATTATGGCAAATCAAATTGCCACAGGGGACGCTGAGTAATGGCAACATATTACGTTCGGAATGATGGAAATAATGCTAATACTGGCACAGGTTCCGCAACAACTCAAGCGTGGCAAACCATAGCCTATGCCTTTGCTAATATGACGCTTACCACTGGTGTAAACTACTTGTATATCGCTCCTGGTGTATATCGAGAGTCGGTTACACTGACGGTTACACCAACAGCAAGCAATACGCTTGTAATATCTGGTGATCCAACCGCATCCCAGTTCAGTGGCATATCACCAGGTCAGGTTAGGATAACTGGTGCGACTACAGATAGCAGTGCATCAGCTAATGGTACACGAATAAATACAAACTCAAAACCTTATGTGACATTACAAGATTTAGTCATTGAGGGTGCGAGTGGATCTGGATTGCCCTTAATTCAAATCTCAGGTACAGACAGTGTAGTAAACCGTTTAATCGGTTTTGCTAAAAATACAGGTGGAGCAATTTCTGAAGTTATAAAAGTTGTAGCCCCGAATACTACTGGTAATAACATAGTTGTAAAAAACTGCATAGTTGTAACTAATTCAATCGGGATTACTTGCACTACACCGACTGCAACATCTGGCGTATCTGGCATTACAATTCAAAACTGTAGGCTTCTAATTGGAAGTACAGCGACTTGTTTTTATATCACTCCACAATCAGGGACTACTATGTCTTCTGTTCTGATAACAAACAGTTTTATTCACGGAGCTGCAAATGGTGTATATGCCGAGCGTGGCAATACTACAAATAAACATACTATCCAAAACTGTATATTTTCATGTTGCACAACTGGTATAAACGCATTTGCGTCAAACACAACAGTCCAAAGTAACAACATTATTTATGCAGGGAATGAATTAATAAATGTTCCAACTGATGCCACAACCGTTTATTCTGACTTTTTAGGCGTTGACTTTGGGCAGACATTGCTCCAGTCGTTTGGCAACCTAGCACCGTTTGGCACTATTCCGGGTTCACGTAATACTGGATTCGGTACATCATCAAATGCTCCTGCAACAGATGCGTATGGAATAACGTGGACAGGATTAACACCTGATGTTGGTGCTGTAACTTATAGAAGTTTGACAGGAGCATCTTTTTACACTCCAACCGAGCGCAACGCATCTACCATTACAATCGCTCCCGGCTCAACATCACAAAGCATCGAACTCTACCTTGGTGCTACAGGTCTAACAGCCTCCACAATCGGTCTCACAGCCCGATACAACCGCACACGCACAGCATCTGTATCTATCACGCTGGTAGCCCGTACAATCGCGCAGGCGTGGACTTCTGGCGGCTTTGCGGAGGTAGACGCTACCAATATGCCGGGGATTTATCGCTTAGACCTTCCGGATGCTGCTTTGGCTGCTGGTGCTGATGATGTGACTATCGTGGTGCGTGGTGCGTCTGGTACGAACGGTGCGGTAATGACGGTCAAACTATCCTCTGGTGGCTTGACATCTGCACAGACTGCCTCGGCTGTTCTTGATGCAGTTGGCACATCCTATGCAACCGCTGGCTCGATTGGTTATGCTATCCAGAATAGTAACGTGGCATCTATCAGCGGTAGTACTGCGGCGGCAGATGAGCTTGAAGGCGCACTACTTCATAACGGGACAGACTACATCAGCGCAGACTTACTAACGCCTATCACCTCTGCCGCTCTGGTACGGATGGGGCCTTACGAGGTCAAGGCTGACGGCTTAGGAGCATCTGATCCGCTAGACATCCAGAAGGGCGCACAGCACGGCGTAGATATCCAGTGTGTAGATGGCAACGGCAACGGTATCGATATCACGAGCGCAACGGTTACGGCTAAGGTCTATAACAGTGGTGCATCGCTGGTTGATACGTACGCTTGTACGGCAACTTATGCAGCTGATGGACGTGCTACATTTACAATCGATACGACGGTGACAAACGTACCGGGCACTTACACTGCAACGATTACACGCACAACGGGTGCAAGCGATACGCAGATATTCGGTCCACTGCGGATATACGTGAGGGATATCTAATGGCATTGATATTTGATTTGACTGAAGACCCTCAGCAGGTCGTGCAAGTCTCCGCATGGGTCGGAGACTGGCACTCCTACGTAGTCCGCTTGGTAGACGAACTAGGAAGCCCTGTGGACATCACAACAGGTACGCTTGGTGCAACCTTCACGAATATCGCTACTGGTAGTGCTTACTCGTTTGGCGGTGGTAGCGTGACGCTTACCAAGCAGTACAGCGCACAAGGCATCTTGTCTGTGTTGAATCCTGCGGCTTATCCTACATCTGCTAACATCAGACTAACGGTATCTTTTACGGTTGGTAGTGATGTCCGGCGCTTTGGACCTTTAGAGATTGAGGTGCTGGCTCCGTGATAAAGGTTGGCTTCAGCTTAAAGCAGGTCAACCTGCAAGCCTACCAGAAGAATCTGGGCAGGTTGTCTCAGGTTGTCGGCAAAGCTGCTGCTGATGTCGAAGGCGAAGCAAAAGCCAGCATTCTCAAAAACTCTGGCAAGTACAAACAATACGGCAATCACTGGTCAAGCCCTCCAGGCACTCCACCAAACAGCGATACAGGAACGCTGGCAGGAAGCATCAAGGCTAAGCCATTGACCGCAACGTCTTATCTTGTTGTGGTTGAAGCAAAGTATGGAGTACCGCTGGAACTGGGCTGGATATCGAAGGCTGGCAACCATGTACCGGCAAGACCGTTTCTACGTCCTGCTGTTGAGTATGTAGCCCCGTCTTTTCAAGCAGCGTGTAAGGTTATCCTGAAGGGTGGCAAGTAATGGCATTTGAGCCAGCAGTAATCGAGCAATGGATCTACGAAACCTTGACAGGCGATAGTACCTTGATGGGTTTGCTTGCTCCTGACAATAAGCCCAACGGCTTCCAGATGAGCGTATACAACACCATTGCCCCACAGGTAGACCCTATCAGCCGGAAGCAACCTATAACTCCTTACATCGTCTTTGACCGTGCAGGTAATGCCGGGCAAGACCAAGACGTGCTCTGCGGTAGCCGAGTATTCACATATCCGACCTATAGAATCACCGTGTGGGATACTGCAAGTGGTGCGGTGTCCATGTCACAGAGTGCTGCGATCATGTCCCGTATAGACACACTGCTTGATAATCAACACGTTTCGAGTACCTCGCCACGGTTCTATTGCCGGAGAGAATCAACAGCTCAAACGTTCGGTTTAGAGAGCGGTGGTCGGACAGACTTTGGAGTGACGGCGGTGTACCGTATGGTCACACAACAATAGGAGTAACATATGCCATTCTCACGTACATCTGCCCTTATCGGTGAAAACTGTGTTGTAACCGTTGCTTTTGGTGGTTACCAAGACGGTTCACCTTCCACCTTTACGGCTGAAACTTACACCTGTATTGCTCGCTCGGTTCGCTTCTCAACATCCGTAAACAGCGTAGATGTTAGCGCACTCTGCGATGCTCAAAACAAAGCACAGGTAACCAAGGCAAACGGGTCTGTCGAAGTTGAGTTCTTGGTTGATTCGGTTGTAGGCCCAATCTTCTATGGGAAGGATGGCTACTACTGCCAGATCGTAGTAACACCGGGAAGCCTTACCGCTAAGACCTTTGTCGGTGTTGTTACCGGCACAGGTATAAGCGTTGCAAACGAGGAAGCAGTAACCGAATCCGCAACCATTACCCTTGGTGCTAACGGAGTCTCCACCGCTTGGTCGTAGTACACTAGCGCATGGCACTAAGTAACCTAAAACAAATACCGAAAGATGCCGACAAGGGAACCCTAGTGGTTGACTTGTCGGACATCGCTGGTGATGGCGCAGAACTCCGTTTTCGTGAACCGAAGGCGGCAGACCTCTTCCCAGATTCCAAAGAGCTGCAAACCCTGCGTGTAGCATTCGCCGAGTTTCCCGAAGCAATGCTTTACCAGATCTATCTGCTAGGTCGGTGCTATGTACCGGACCCTACAGATGCAGCTGAGGAATCACCACTACGGGCATTCGGTAACTTGGCTAGAACCAGTAAACAAACGTTCTTTCGTATCCTTGGGGAGTTCATTTCTTGGTATCCAACAGATGACCTACAAGGCAGGGTCAAAGACGCAAAAAACGACTCCGAGGTGTAGCAGGTCAGGTTGCCTACTACACCGTACGGTATCTCAACCGGCATCCATCAGAGACCGACCTAACCCTTGACCAAATAGCCGAAGTGGCTATGATCGGGCAAGAGATAGAAAAGCAACAGGTCGAAATGTTGGGTGCATTGTTTGGAGGCAGGTAACGATGACAGTAGCGGAACTGACGGCTAAGATTTCTGTAGTTGGTGAAGCCGCTGCTGTTCGTGCTTTGCAGCGTGTTGGGCAGTCTGCTCGCTCGGTTGGTGAAGCCATCCGCACTGCAGCAGATGCCACCCGATTATTCGAGATAGCGCAAAACTCCATGGCTTCTGTATCTGGGGTTCAAGCTGCAATGGCTTATGACTCACAGGTTCGTGGTCTTGCCGCTTATGCCAAGAATGCACAGGAACTACAAACCCAACTGGGAAGGCTTCAAGAGATAGCAAAACTCCCCGGTTTGGGCCTTAAGGAAGTCCGTGGAGGTGTTTTGCAACTTGAGGCCGCTGGACTTTCTGCACAAACGGCTGAACGTGCAATGATGGCATTTGGTAATGCCCTTGCGCTTGCTGGTCGTGGTAAGTCAGACCTAGAAGGCGCAATGCTTCAGTTGTCACAGATGGCATCCGCTGGCAAACTTGCAGGTGATGAACTTAACGTTATTGCCGAGCGCGTACCTCAGATTCGACAGGTCCTAAAAGCAGCGTTTGGCACTGCAAGCACTGAAGAAATCAATAAGATGGGGTTGAGCATAAACCAAATCATAGAAAAAATGGTTGTTGGTTTAGAACAGTTGCCTAAGGCAAGTGCTGGTGCTATTACAACCATGGAGAACCTACAAGATTCTCTTGAGCAGGCGTTTCTGCCTATTGGTCGTGGAATCCTTGATATCTTCAGCAGTGCCGAAGGTGGAACCATGCGGCTCATTGAGCGGGTTGCAGAGATGGGTAAACAGATAGGCGAAGTGTTCTCGGCTATCGGTAAGAGTGGTGTAATCCAAGACTTTCTAAACCGTGTCATCGGTGCTTTCGGGCCGGGCGGAAACTTCCAGCAAGCGATGATAAACGTAGCCGCTAACCTACTGGCTTTCTTTGCCCAACTACCACGCATATTGCAGGAGCTTGGCCCTGCCATAATGACATTCTTTACTGATATTGCATATAACGTGCGGGCATTTTTTGAAAATACGTTTGGTAATGTTTTAGACAATATTGACAAAATCGTTAAAGAAATAGAAAAGCAATTTACTGCATTGTTTGGAAAGTTCAAGGATATGAAAATCTTTGGACAACCATTGATAGAAGACCCATCTGGCGTTCTTGCTCAAGGTGGCGGAGCAGGTGGACTTTTACCACCTCCTGAAACGAAACGCCCACAATGGCCATACAGGACACCAAGATTCCCTATGCCATCCGCTGGTGCTGTCCCTGACTTGGCTGCTGAATATGGCAGGATGATTCGTGAGATGCTCGGCCCACAAGGTTTACCGCCGGGGATGATTTACGGCGGAAGGCAGGGCACTGGTGGAATAGGCGGTTCATCTATATCGAATATGCTTCAGCAAATAGCCAATAATACTAGAACAACCGCAGATGCTTTGACGTTACGCCGGGAGACTTTAGGCGGTGGCCAACTTGGTCAGTTGGGCGTTACAGCCGCTGAGTTATCTGGTAGTTACAGTACATCATCATCGCTAAACATGGGTGACTTCTTTGGTGGTGGTAACCGTGGCTTGATACCAGCAGGAACAGAACTAGAGCGTTCCATCCGATCTATCATTCGTGATGAAGCTCGAAAGAATGGCACTCCCGGGATTATGAGGCGTTTCTAATGGCAAATGCTTGGCCACTAAAGATTGAAGTAGATTGCCCAGAGCCACGACCACAACGGGGCCGCTTGATTGTTGCAGCTGATGGCACTACATGGGACATGGCTAAGAGTAGTAATGTCTGGCTTGACCCTGCTACCCTTACACTTATGCTTGCTCCTCTTCCAGTTACGGCGGCATGGCGCACAACATACAGCGGAAACTACACGCGATATAGGCAAGTCGATTACACGCTAACGACATCAGCGAAGTGGAAAGATATTCAGATTCGTGCATCTGGTGATTACTTCTTACAGTCTCTAGATGTTATTGAAAGAGCAACACTAACCACAGCCTGGAATGCTAACACTGGTGCATTCTTGGCTTTGTATGTGCCTAGTATCAAGGGCAGTGATGACACTGTGGTACTTAAGGCTGGGTGGGGTGTTGGTGCGTCTGGCTCCGTTGAAGTTTGGTTTACTGCGTCAGGCAAAGCATCTGTTTACAAATCTGGTGTTCTCGTAGGTGTTTACGACAACAACGACAGCAATATTGCACCACAAGCCGCTACTTCTGCATCCAATGGTATTGCTGGACAGTTTGTAACAGTGATGATGATTCCGTGCCGCAGACGTGAACTTCTGGTAGTTACTAACTTTGGTTTATCTTTTAGTCACGTATTCGGTGACTTATCTGCATTGACAAGTAACACCATTGTTCCTGCTGCGACATTTTCTTGGCTTGTACCTGTTGGTCAAGCAACAGTTCAATTATCACGAGTGTTTTTTGAAACTGCTGGATACGGCGTATCGCCTATAAAGAAATTGCGGTATGCGCCTCCAACCGGTGCAATATTTACAAGTACTTATGCATATGATGGCATTGGTACTGGTTCTGCATTTGCCGCATTTAGTGTTGTAAAAGATGACCTAACGGCATATACACCTAACGGAACAATTACTGATGTAAGAGCAAAAGTAAGTCTAACTGGCACAACTGGTTCCGCAACTTTTGGTGTGTATGAAATTGACATGGTTTACCAGCCTGAGGCAGGTTCTACGGCTGATGATCCGGTAGATATTACTTGCGATGTTGAACGCCTAAGCATCAGCGTAGACGATGACGGAAGGGCTACTTGTAGCCTCACAACGCGACGTAAACCAATTACGGATGCAGGTGTAGACCAGCCGCAAATAACATCAGACCGCCCTATCCGGATTGCACTTACCGATGGTGCTACACCAACGCCTGCTGAGATTGACATCTTCCGAGGAACTCTAACGCCTCCTGAGATTACTTACGAGCAAGGTGATACCACAAAGGATTGGTCGGTCTTTGTTTATGCTGGGCAAGACCGTACCCGCGACTTTGATCTTGCGTACATCGTTGAATCCTACCCATACGATGGTATTCAGTTCATTTACGCCATTGATGATTTGATGTATATGGCTGGATATCCTGGCAGTACTTACTTTGCTGGTGATACACCAGCCCTTGACCTGCCATATAGCCCTAACATTTCAAAGGGGCAGTATGCCTTGGCTCCTGACTTCTTTGACACTGTTGGTGGTTACATTGACAAGCTCAAGAACGACTACGCCGCAAACTACATCACCGGATGGATGCCAACAACCAGTGGTTATTCCTACGTTTGGATTGACCCGGCACTTGCAACAACCACTCCTGCCATGACTCTCTATCAGAGCATCGCTGCGGCAACTACGGCAAGTGTTCCGGAAGTATTACGCCCTAAGCGTGTTGTACGTGCCATGTCAAGTCACTACGAGACCCCAGAAGCCACACAGGTACAGGTCGTAGGGCAAGACCCAGCGACCGGCTTATTCATCACGAAATCATTGGTAGACACAGCGGCAGAGACTGCAAGCACAGCACCTGCCAGTAGACCGTACAACTGGCGGGGAAGACCGGTACCTTATCAGCTCAGAGACCCAACGCTAACCACTCAGGATGCTGTTGATGCGGCTTGCGACATCCTCTATGACCGACTAACCACAGGACGCATTCTCATTGAGTGGGAGTCTGACTTCTTGGTTTTGTCATCTAACAATCGTCCATTATGGCTTGGTGATGTGGTTCGTATTATGGAGCCTGACGGCACAACCACAAAAGGTGATTACCGCATTATCGGTATTCCGACCATTGACTTTGTAACCGAGCAGACATCAGGCTTCAGTGTACGCAAAGCGGTATACCGTGGGCAAAAGATCTAATGGCATACCTTGACGGCACACGAACTGCCACGCTCACGATGTCGCATACACAGAACGTCTTGGTGCGTATTTGGAATCCTTTCGCCACACAACCGCTCGAGCCAGACTACGATACTTACTTCACAAACTTCACCTTTGGTGGGCATCTAGGCTTTTCTGGTAGTCTTGCCATCGTTACCAACGTGGTTGCGCCGTCTCCAGGTTCTGCATGGACGTGGGAGCTTAGGGCAAACATCACGGTAAACAACGGGCACGGTAGCACGAACTCGTCTTATGTCGTGCTGGCATCCGGTAGTGAAACCGGAGCCACCACGTACAAAGATGTAAGCGTAACTTGTGCCGGTACTTTTACCGCATCAGTTGGCGTTGATAAGCTTTGGGATATTGCCGAGGATTCTTTTTCCTCATCTAGCGCACCGACACGCTTCCCAAGCCTAACTGGCTACACATGGTATGAACGCACCACATTGGGCAGTACAGCGGCTTGTAGCCTATCTGCTGGTGGTTCATCTGTCAGCGTGTCAGCTGCTGCAACATCAAGAAGGAATGCAGACTACACAGCAACCCTAAGCGCATCCGGCTTTTCATCTGGTGATGTACGCCACGACTTTGCGGTAAGCCTTGTGAAGGTCAACACCGTGGCAGTCCACGATATAACCCATGCTCACACTTTCCATAATCAAAGTGCTACCGAGTGGAGCCTAAGCCTACTAGGTGAAACCGATGCCTTTGGTGTTGTTAGCACGGCATCCGGGACAATCAGCACGTCATCCTGTCTCGATCGTAATGTTGCGATTGCTGGCAGAATACGAGCATGGGAGGGAGCGTATCCAGACAATCTCAATGTGGTTGTTACTGGCTACGATGGTGGAACCCGTACGGTTAGCAGTTCTGGTGGCAGTTATGGTGCGTCAGATACCTTTGTAAACTACAGCACGACCACGGTACTAACTGATCCGACGTACGGTAGCAACACCCTAACAACATCAGCCAATGATGTCCCGACGTGGATATCTGCCGAACTCTCCGGAAGCGGGCTAACAACCAACGGCGATTCAAGCACAGACAACCGCGTGCTGTTCCGTGGCTTTCGCTTCAACGGTTGGTCTATCGCTGAGACGAACAACCGTGCAATAGGCTTGACTGGTAACGACAGGCTATATGCACCTTACGAAGGAATGAGTGGATACCGTTATCTTGCCGTGCAAATCAAAGCGCAATCAGGCACAAACCAGAGCGGTTATATCGAACTGACCGATTACCACGGCAACACTAAAAGATGGCAGGTTGTGGCTCCTACGACCTCATACAGCACTGTTACGCTTGACCTTTGCTCTCCGGACATTCACAGCCTTGGAGCATTACCAGCAACCGATGACAAGGACAACCCGTACCCTAGGAAGAACACGGCATCGAGCAGCTACGCAGGAAGCGAGTCTGTAGATTCTGCTTACTGGGGTGTTACATCCTGCCAGCGTTTACGGGTGTCCAGCGGATCTATTGACATCGGTACAACCACGCTCAAGTACACCAACACTGACAGCACTTATGTACCGGATAGTTTTACGGCTCAGTTTCAGCGCATCACACCTGCCATTGTCGCAGAGGTAGACACAACCACCTACTACTACGGTAGAAGATTCTGGCAACAGGACAGAGACGGCAGATGCGAAGAGGAATCCGATGTCTGGTGGCAGATGACGGTGGGTGGCGAAACCGGGGTTACCTCGTACAGCGTCGACCCGGTAACCATAAGCGAGCTGGCAGGACAGATAAACGCATCCGATGATTCGATTGTGAGGCATCCCGGCTGGAATGCGACCAACAGCGTAGCCTACCCCGCTGGTGCTACCTGCTCTGCTACACAACCACCGCTGAGGGATTGTTTCCTCAATGGCGTTACAGGCTACAGCACATGGTTGTATGGTGGCGGTATCCTTGCAACACCTAACGCCACAAGCGGTACAGACTTTGCATACGGACATCAGATAGCGGCTGGAACCATCACAGCACAAACGCTCTTTGATCGCATCAATGGCAACTTCCCGCCCGACCTTTTCGACCCTTTTGATATCAACGGCGGTACGGATGCTGCCTTGTATCTGGCTGGTGGTTCCTTGCTCCGTGGCATTGCTCATGGTGCTTTGCTTGACAATGCAGGTGACCCGATGGCAACCGGTACGGTCAATCTGGAACTGGCTTCAACATCAGCCAACAGAGGCACAGATAGCACGATAGATGCCGAGGGGCGGTATTACACAAGCACTCCCTGGGGGCTTGGTGAAAGCAACCATAACATAAAGTACAGCACCGATGTTATAGGGCTTTTACCGCTTCACACATCGCACCGCTTCCGCTCGTGGTTCCGTGAACAAGAGCTTGCAGGTACTTGTGTTTCTTTGGATGTCGCACCAAACCAGCGTATGTGCTATGCGGTAGTTGAGTCTGGAGCAGTAAACCTGCACTTTGCTGATGGCCCTAACGGTTCAAACTGGGTGATGCAAACAACCAGCATTACGGATGCTTCATGCGTCCATATTGCATACGATCCGACCAGTGCAATCGGTAGGCTTTACATCGTAGTAGACACATCGGCAAACGATATCAAGTACTACTACACAGATGATGAGGGGGTGACGGTATCCGTGGCAGTAACAGTGACATCTAGTGGTGATAATGCCTCGGTGGCAATCAACCCAATGGGCAAGCGTATCGTTTTGTACCATCACGCAGGAGACCTCTACAGGGTCATCTACGACCCACAGGGGAACGTTATTACAGCAAGTAGTGTAATCGTAGCCGGTGGTGTCAATCAGGGTAAAACGGCGATTGCTTGGAGGCTTGGCACTTGGTACGGATATTACCGAGATGGTGGTTCAAGTCTTATCCAGATATCGTCAATCGATGACGGGGAGACTTGGTCGTAAAAGAGGCGGTGGGCGGCGAAGATGCAGTTGGGAGACCGCCCACCTAGTCAGGGAGATAAGGACTGACAAAGGAAATATATCATGTCAAGACCTATCGCTTTACGTGCAGCTAAGGAAGCCATCGATAATGTCGGTGTACAGGAAGTTGGAGACAACAGAGGCAAGGCAGTTGAGATTTACCAAGCCTCTACCACTCCACCTGTGCCGCCCGGTAGCCCTTGGTGTGCCGCCTTTGTGGTGTACCGCCTACGGAATGCAGCTCACGATCTAGCCCTTGAGATACCAGCGGACTGGCCTAGAAGCGCATACTGTCCAGACCATGGCAACTGGGCACGAAGAACAAAGAACTGGATACCCGTGAAGGATGCCGAACTAGACCCGACAAAGGTTCGCATCGGTGACCTCATCTGCTTTTGGTTTGCACCGCTGAACCGGCTTGCTCATATCGGAATCGTTACCGGTGTTTTTCCATGGGGAGTAAAGACGGTAGAGGGTAACACGAGTCCTGAGATGGAAGATGAAGACCAAGTAACGCGGGAGGGTGACGGTGTCTACCGTAAAGCCAGAGCATGGCGTGAGCTTGGCAGTATGGGTGGCTTTGTCAATATAGATTGGTAGGTTCCATTTTGGAACTAACCACTAGTAGCAAAAAGACCCGGTTGTTTAGACCGGGTCTTTCTGTCGCTTACCAAGCACAATCCAGTTAGTTGTTGTTTCCAAAAAGGTCAGGATTGCTCCTGCCGAATAAGTTATACCAGACATGAAAAGACCACTGCTACTTATGCATCT